CCTCGGCTGGACCGATCCCCAGATCGCCGCCCACTGCCGCATGACCACCTACACCACCGCGCGAATCCGCGACCGCCTGCGGCTCGCGCCGAACCACCCACGAAAGGAGGCGGCGTCCTGATGCCCTGGTTCCCCGTTGATGACGGCTTTGCGTTCCACCGCAAGGCAGTCCGAGCAGGTAACGCCGCGATCGGCTTGTGGACCCGTGCCGGGTCCTGGTGCGCCCAACAGCTCACCGACGGGTTCGTGCCCGAGGACATGGTGACTGTGCTCGGGACCACCCCGCAGGCCGAGAAGTTGGTGCGCGCTGGGCTGTGGGTGCGCGCCGAGGGTGGCTACCAGTTCCACCAGTGGACCGAAAACGGCCGGAATCCGACGCGCGAAGACGTTCTTTTGCGCCGCAAAAAAGACGCCGAGAAGAAAGCGCGAGCACGCGCGGCGAAAGCGGCGAAATCCGAAGCGCAGCAGGTCAACGAGGACTGTCCCCAGGGGACGCCCGAGGGACGCACCGGGGGACTCCCCGAGGGAGTCGGCTCTACCCCTCCCCTCCCCTCCCCTCCACAAGAGAAGAAGACTTCGTCTTCTTCTGGGCCGCGCAAGCGCGCCACCCGCATCCCCGAAGGCTTCACGGTCACCGCCGAAATGGTCACGTGGGCTCGGGAGAACTGCCCGAACGTCGACGGCCGCCGGGAAACCGAGATGTTCGTCAACCACTGGACAGCGAAGTCCGGCAAGGACGCCACCAAACACGACTGGGAACGCACCTGGCGGAACTGGCTGCTGCGCTCCCAGAAGGACGCAGAGCGCCGCGCACCCGCCCGCGCAGGGCAAACCACCAAGGCGGACCGGATCGACGCTCTCGATGCGTTCCTGGTCCCGGATGAGCCCCACCTGCGCGCGCTGCCGGGCGGTGCGGCATGAGCCTCACGCAGAACGAAATCATCGGCGTGCTCAAGGTCGCCACCGCCTACGACGGACGCCAGCGCGGCGAGGCCGACGTCATGGCGTGGATGGACTCCGCGGCCCGCGCCAAGTGGACCTACTCCGAGGCGCTGGAAGCCGTGAAGGACCACTTCGCGTTCGACGGCAGCTGGATCGGCCCCGCAGTGGTGACCAAGCGGATCCAGGCCCGCCGCGATGCCGCCGAGCGGGCCCGGCTCGCCGAACTCGGCGCCGCCAAGCGCGCCGAGATCGAGTCCGGCGACGCGGACCACACCGCCGACCCCGATCGCGTCCGGTCCGCTATCGAGGCCGTTGCCGATCGCCTCGGCTGGCAGCGCAAACCCAAGCGCACCCACGCGGCGCTCGCCGTCGCCTGCCCTCACTGCGGAGCAGCCCCCGGCCGCAAGTGCGCCCGCACCATCCGTCGCGGCCACCGCGCAGGTGAATTCGTGCCCCTGTCCACCGTCCACGACTCGCGCGTGGGCGCCTTCCAGAACGGAGACCACTGACCATGCCCCTGCCCAAGATCAACGGAGAAGTCGCCCGGCTGTGGGCCGACCCCGAACTGCGCTGGACCCCGTCCGGCCGGGCCGTGGTGACGGTGCCGCTGGTGTTCAACAAGCGCAAGCGCACCGACGCCGGGGAATGGGAAGACGCCGGAACCATGTTCGTCCGCGCCCAGGCGTGGGAGCAGTTCGCCGAGAACATCGCCGAGAGCCTGTCCAAGGGCGACGAGGTCGTGGTGACCGGCGAGCTGTCGGTGCGCGACTACGACCGCAAGGACGGCAGCAAAGGCCAGTCCATCGAGCTCGCGCTGTACGCGATCGGCCCCAACCTCAAGCGCCACTTGGCGAAAACGCTCCGCATCGACCGCCAAGACGCGCCCGAGTCCACGCCCACCGGCGACCCGTGGGGCAGCGCCCCGCCGCCAAGCGGCGGCAGCGTCGCCGACGAACCCCCGTTCTGATCCCGAATCCCGGCCCCACATTCGCCGCACAGCACCGAAACCCCGATCAGGAGTACCGATGGACACCCGAAACGCCACAGACGACGTGAGGCCGCGAAACACGTGCGATCACCGCGAGCTGCTCGACGACCTTGAGCTGGGCATGGCCTACGAGGACGACCGCGACATCGACGAGTTCCGCGACCGCCACCCCGAGCGCGTCGCCGCCATCGACACCCTGCGCGCCGTGCTCGGCCTGACCCCGCCGCCGATGCACCCCGGCGACGACCCCGAGCTGCACAACCTTCTGAACGAGGGTTGGTCGACGTGCATGGACACCGTGCGCCGCACCATCACCGAACAGCTCGGCGGTGCCCGATGACCCACACCCGCAACCGCCGGTCGGCCAAGGCCGCCGGCACCCGCTTCGAACGCGACATCGCCGACTACCTCGCCCGCTATGTCGACGACCGGATCGACCGCCGCGCACGCACCGGAGCGAAGGACCGCGGCGACATCGGCGGACTGCGCACCCCCGGCGTAGTCGGCGGCCGGATCGTCGCCGAATGCAAGAACACCACCCGTGTCGAGCTCGCCAAGTGGGCGGCCGAGACCGAGCTCGAACGCGGCAACGACGACGCCGTGGCCGGGCTGATCGTCCACAAGCGAAAAGGGGTCACCAACCCCGGGCAGCAGTGGGTGACCTGCACTGTCGATGACCTGGTCGCGCTGCTCACCGGCCACCGCCCGCAAGACGACGACGCCGCGGCCGACGAGTGGGTACAGCGCATGGCCCAGCTGCCCGCCGCCAAGGTGCGGGCGCTGCTGGTCGACGCCGGGTGGTGGCCGGCCGACAAGCCGTTCGTCGCCCCGGAGGTGCCCGCGTGACCGCCGCCGACAACCGCGTAGCCGTCGTGGTGTTCCTCGCCGTTGAGGACGGAGCCGACCGGCTCGACCGGGCGCACATCGCCGAACGAGCCGTCAAGCAGGCCATCACGACCGCGGGCACCTCGACCGGAAACGGCATCGTCCTGCCCGCCACGTTCCCCGGCAACCACAGCACCACCGCAACCGTGCACGGCGTCGTCGAGCTCGGCGCGGCGATGCGCAACGGCTACGCGTGGGCGCTCCCGACCGCAACCGCCTACCCGCCAGAGGTGACCGAATGACCGCCGCCCCGCCGGAACGCCGCCGCGCCGAAGCCGTCCGCGCCGCCGCCGGTGCGCTCGACGTGCTCAACATCGCCGACGTCGACGCCCTGCTGCGCGTCGCCGCGTGGATTCTTGGCGAGCACCAGGCCGACGACGACACCGAAGCGGCAGCGTGGGCACGGAGCATGGCCAACATGCCCGACGACAAGGTGCACGCGCTGCTGGTCCGCGGCGGATGGCTGCCGACGGACGAGCACCCGGCCGTGCGCGAAGCCGAAGCAGCAGACCGTGCCGAGCAGGCCGCCGCGAAGGGTGGGCAGATTGCGCCTACTCCTGGCGGTGACCAGCAGGACGACGGTCCCGAGGCTGACCGGTTCGGGACGGTCCGTGTCCACCCGGGTGAAGACCCGGAGGACCCGATTGCACGGCGCGCGTGGCTGATCAACGCGCGAGGCATCGGCCCGATGACGTGGTGGGACGACGATGCCGTGTCCTGGAGGTCGCATGCCGAGGTCCAGGGATGGCCGCGGCAATCCCTCGCCGACGTCGCGCGGGTGCTCTCGCACCTGGGCACAGCGCACACCGACAACACCCGACGCTGACCCGCGCGCCCGGCCAGGAATGCCCACCTGGCCGGCCATCTCTCGGAGGTGACCGAATGCACTGCGATGACTACACCGCCCCCTGCACCGTCGACCGCTGCCAGCGCACCGCCGAACCCGGCCGCTACGCCTGCGAGCCCTGCGCCGAGCGGATGCGCAGGTGGCTTCGCGAGATCGACGACTACGCCGCCACCCTCACCGCCGCACCCGGCCGCGGTGGCGAGGGTGGCCGGCGGTCACCCGGCTACGGCAGCAGGCCACCCGCGAACCTCGACGTGATCGCCGCACTCGACCCTCGCAGCGTCGCGCACGTGATCGGACCCGACGACACCGACGGCGCCACCCGATCCATCATCGGCACCGTGAACCGCTTGTGCGGCTGGGTGCATTCCGAGTTGCGACGGCTCGACGCGGACCACCATGCGCCGCCACGGGAATTGACGATCACCAGGGGCACGGGGTGGCTGCGCGGATACATCGACTGGTGCACCACGCAGCCATGGGCCGACGATCTCGCCGATGACCTCCGCGAGCTTCACGCCCAGGTGCAGCGGCTCGCCGGAAACTCGACTCGGCCGCTCGCCCCGTGCTGGGACTGCGGCGGCCCGCTGTGGCCGGTGGGCGATACCGACACACTCGCTGTGCGCTGCGGGGACTGCGGAAGCTCCTACGATGGGCTGGCGCTGCTTGACCTCGGGCAGCGGCTCGCGTTCGAGACGATGGGGGCAGCGTGACCACGGACCGGCAGCGTGCGCAGTACCGCGCCGAGCAGGACCTCATCATCAAGGCCGCCGAGGCGCTCAGGAAGCAGTCCCGCCGGCAGCAGGCCGAAAGCCAGGTCGGGCGGGCCCCGGTCGTGCCCGCCGACCGGTATGTGTTCGTTGGGCTACTCGACGAGCTCGCGCTCGCCGCGGGCCGGGGTGAACTCCCCGAAGGTGTCCGCCGGGCTGGACTGGAACTCTGCGAGGCCATGCTCGCCGACGCCGCCACGTTCGACGATCGCATGGCCGCCAGCATGGAAACAGCGAAGGAAACCGAGGCGAAGTTCTGGCAGCGCATGACCGAGCTCGGCATCAGCGAGCCGCACGCGTGGCAGGCCATCCGCGCCGTGCTCGCCGAAATCCAGGACGGCGCACCGCATACCGACCCGTGGACCGTCGCCGCCGACCGGCTAGCCGCAAATCCCCAGTGGAGAACGAATCCATGACCCGCCCGCCCATCGTCCGCTACCGCGACGGCCGCGCCCTGGTCGATCGCGCGACCCTCGTTCGGCTCACCGGTCGCAGCGAGCGCACTATCCGCGAGCACTGCCCGGTCGTCGGCCGGGACGGTATCCGGCCGCTCTACGACGCTCGGCAGTGCGGCGTGATCCTGGCCGCAGTGCCAAAGCGAAACCGGCGGGCCGAGTTGCGCATGACCGCCTGATTGTGCTTATGTCAGGTTTCAGCGGGCACCGCTGTGCCCAAAGAGCCCCGGATCGCCGAAGCGAACCGGGGCTCTTTTACGACCGGATCTTGTGTACCACCCGGCTCGGTAGCCGCCGGATACCAGCGAGCTGCACGCTGAACCGAGACGGTTGCTTGATTTCGGACAAGGTGCCGTCAAGATCACGGCGCCACCGGCGGTTATTGCCGTCGGTGAAGACGATTGTCAAAGGGGTCATCTTCGGGAATCGAAGGCTGACGCTCTTCTCCGACTCATCGTCGTAGCGCTTTTGCTTCATGCGCTCGGCGGCATCTCGGATCGAATTCATCCACTGGGAACCAAGATCCGAACCCATCAATCGATCGGCATCAACAGGATCGGGTGCTGGCGGCCAGCACCCACGCTCGGCGGGCACGCTCGCACCGTTGAACAACACTTCGACCGACCAAATCGGAAGGCCGCTCGTGTTGACGTACTTCGGAGCGCCGTCCTCGTACCAGATCGCCACCTTGGCCGCGTGCTGCTCGCGATCACGCTGCCGTGCCATCCGATACTGCCGCCAAGCGATCCATGCAGCGCCAATCGCGATGAGAACAGCGGCCCAAGGGGCTACGTCTTTGACGTCGCTGAACCACTCAATCACCCGCGCATCGCCGCCAACGAGCCCTCGAGCTTCGCCCGCTGATCTTCCGGCGTGCGCGCCGCGGCGTACTGCAACACCACTGCACCACGTCGGAACGCATCCTCGCCGAACTGGTCCGCGATCTTGGTAGCCGCAGCCTCATCCTGGAACGACATGACGGTGACCGCATCCGTCGTGATCATCTGGGCGCAGCCGAGCCGCTCGCAGTTCCCGCTCGTGTTGTCCCGTGGGTTCGGCACTGCCAGGCCGTCACGCTGGAATGCCTCGACCACCTGTTGCGCCGTCGGCGCCTCGCTCGCCGAGCCGCCACCGCACGCCGACAAACCTGCCAGGCACGCGCCCACCAGAGCAGCGGACCACCACCGCATCATCGATTCCTCTCGGTCATCCGGGGTAGCAGAGCGCTACCCCCTCGACCCGTACATCGTCGACCGGACCCGATCGGGCATCCGGCAAACGGGTGAACCCATGCCAACAGCACCACCCACCAGATGCAGTGCGGACGGCTGCACCGAGCTCACCACCACCGGCCGATGCGACGAGCACAAGCGCAAGCCGTGGCAGCAGCGCAGCCGACACCAGCCCCGCGGTCGACTCGCTCGCCGTGATGTCGCGTTCAAGGCCGAGCACCTGCGCGTCGAACCGAACTGCCGCAGCTGTGGCCGGCCAGCTGAGCAGGTCGACCACATCCTGCCCTTGGCCAAGGGCGGCGCGATGTTCAACCACGCCAACGCGCAGAGCCTCTGCGGGCCCTGCCACGACGTGAAAACACGCGCTGAGAACGCCGCTCGCAACCGATCAGGCGCCCGCCATGCTGGCGGTGGCGGATGGGGGTAGGGGAGTTCGGATCACAGCGTCCGCCAAGGAGGCAGGGCGCCGCCGGAGCCGCACTTTTCGCGTCTCAAAATCGGTAATCAGGGGGTGCGGCCTGCCCCGGCCGAACGCGCGGCTACCGCCGGTCCCGGCTGACGGTCGATGAAGACGCGAAGCCTGGCCTCTCGCGTATCGGTGCTCTCAGACAGGCTTCGGAGCCTTCTGTGTTTGACCAAAAGCACACAGGCCCGCGGAACGCCCGCCAAGCCCTGTGTGCTTTTGGTTACCCTCTATTCGGCTTCCGTGTCCAGGAATTAGTACAACGTGGCGTCGCCTGTCGTACCCGCCCACGTCGTAAAGGGAACTACTCCACCCCAGTGGCCGAGTCGGGCATAGATTTTCGTGCCGGGCGTATACCTGCCAACGTCCTCGACCTTCTTGTTAGAAGCGCTGCACTCGGCCTCCCACTGCCTGTCGTATTTCCCGTCTGCAGTCCAGATATGGATCAGGATGTGGCCAGGACCACCTAGGGTTCCGTTGCAGTCCGCGGCGCCCCAGGTCCCCCGCAGGACGAAGACGTTAATGTCCCCCGTGCTCGTGGTCTGCACGGTGGAATTGAACGTAAAATCCTTTGCCGACGAGGTTACGTCACCTTTTTGCCAGTAATAGGCACCGAGCTGGTATGTTCCTTGTGCCTGCGCGGCAGACGGAGTGGCGACCGAGAAGATTGCCACCAGCATGAGAGCGAGAGAAGACCATCGAATCTTCAGGTTTCGCGGAGCACGCATAAGGTTCAGGCCCTTCCTGTCGTGAAAGCGACACAACAAAAGATAGCTGTGTCAGCACCGCTGGTCCTGAGCTGTCCGTCGAAAGAGTCAGCTAGATCGACCCGACGGTGTGATCTTCGGCCGTGTACTCACTGTGGGCGCCATTTTCAAAGACGGGGTGGATGGCAAACGACACCAGGCGACCGGGAATATGGCCTCAGAATCCGCGGATTTGGGATCGGAGGTTCCTGTGGCTAGGACTGCACGCCCCGCCGCGTTGAAGCTGCTCCACGGTCGCGGGAACGGCACGGATTCGGGTGGCCGGAAGGTCGCCACAGGCCCGGCGTTCCGGCGGATCGCTCCGGAGGCTCCCGAGTGGTTGTCGGCTGAGGCCGCCGCGGAGTGGGATCGGGTGGTGCCGGGGTTGCAGCGGCTCGACATCCTCAAGGAAGAGGACCGGGCGGTGCTGGCTGCGTACTGCGAGACGTGGGCGCGGTTCGTCGAGGCGACCCGAGACGTGCAGGCCAACGGGCTCACGATCACCAACCACTCGACCCGCAAGGACGGCACCGAATCCGAGTGGACCACCACCAACCCGGCGGTGGGGATCGCGGCAGCCGCGGGCAAGGAACTGCGCGCGTTCGCGGCGCACTTCGGGTTGACACCGTCGACCGAGGCCGCCCTGTCCAAGGGGGGTTCGGGTGGCGAGGAAGAGGAAAACCCGTTCTGAGCCGGAGTTGCCCGACGACGCTGAGCTGGAGCGGCTGAAGATCTCGCCAGAGGTCGCCTGGTTCCTGCTGTCGCGCGGCATCCCGTTGCCGGACTGCCCGCCGCTGGTGAAGACCCCCGAGCCTCGCGACGTGGCGGGCGCGGTGTTCGACGTCGAGCGCGTCGACCGCGTGCTGAGGGCGTTCGGTGCGCTGGTGCACACCCAAGGCCAGTGGGCGGGACGGTCGCTGCGGCCGGACCCGTGGCAGGTCGCCTACGTGCTGGCCCCGGTGTTCGGGTGGGTGCGCCACGACGAGGCCGCCGGCGGGTACGTGCGGATCGTCAACCAGCTGTACGTCGACGTCCCGCGTAAGAACGGCAAGTCGACGCTCTCGGGCGGGATCGCGATCTACATGGCGTGCGCGGACGGGGAGCCCGGCGCCCAGGTGGTGACTGCGGCGAGCTCGGAACGGCAGGCTGGTTTCGTGTTCGGCCCGATCAAGACCCTGGCCGAGAAGTCCCCGGCGCTCAAGGGCCGAGTGCGGGCGCACCAGAAGCGGGTCGTGCACCCGAAGTCCGGCAGCTACATCGAGGTCGTCAGCAGCGCGGCGGACGCCCAGCACGGCGCGAACCTGCACTGCGGGATCGTCGACGAGCTGCACGTGCACAAGACGCCGGACTTGGTCGAGACGATCGAGACCGGGACCGGATCGCGCACGCAACCGTTGATCGTCATCATCACCACCGCGGACTCAGGACGCCGCGGCACGATCTACGACCGCAAGCGCCGCCGGATCGAGCAGCTGGCCGCCAGGGTGCTCACCGACCCGACCACCTACGGCGTGGTGTGGGCCGCCGAGCCCACCGACGACCCGTTCACCGAATCCACGTGGCGCAAGGCCAACCCCGGATTCGGGGTGAGCCCGACGCGCGCGTACCTGGCTCGCGCCGCGGCTGAGGCGCAGCAATCCCCCGCCGACCTGGCGAAATTCCTGCGCCTACACTGCGGTCTCCGCACGAAGCAGGAAACCCGGTTCCTCACGCTCGACAGCTGGGACCGCAACGCCTCGATCGTCGACGAGACCCGGTTGGCCGGCCGCGAAGCGTATGGCGGGCTCGACCTCGCCTCGACGAGCGACCTGTGCGCGCTGGTGTGGCTGTTCCCCGATGACGTCCGGGGCGGCTACGACGCGCTGCTGCGGCTGTGGACGCCCGAGGCGAACATGTCTGCCCTCGACAAGCGCACCGCCGGTGAGGCGAGCGTGTGGGCCCGGCAAGGGCTGTTGATGGTGACGCCGGGCAACGTGGCCGACTACGACTGGATCAAGTTGCAGATCGAGCGCGACATGGACGCCTTCGACGTCCGGTCGATCGGGTTCGACCCGTGGAACGCCACCCAGCTCACCAACGACTTGACCGAGCAGGGCGCGCCGCTGGTGAAGGTCCGGCAGGGATTCGTGACCTTGTCGCCGCCGCTGAAGGACCTACAGCGGTTGTTGTTGGCTGGCACCGAGGAACGCCCGTTGCTGCGGCATGGCGGAAATCCGGCGTGGCGGTGGCAGGTCGACAACCTCGCCGTGACGACCGATCCGGCCGGGAACGTGAAGCCGGACAAGGCCAACAGCGGCGACAAGATCGACGGCGTGGCCGCTCTGGTCAACGCCCTGTCCGAGGCCATGACCCGCAAGCCGGTGGCGCGCTCCGCCTACGAGGACGACGACGCCGAGCTGATCATCATCTGAACAGGAGGCCGTGATGCGCGAGTACCGACGGCACCTCGGCCGCCGCGTGCTGCTGCACCTGGACGGCGCGACCCTCGATGGTGTCCTGGTGCGCGCCGACCGCGACACCGTGGCACTGCGCGAAGCCCGCATGCTGTCCGCGTTGGAGCCGTCCGATATGGACGGCGAGCTCATCGTGGAACGCGTCGCGCTGGTGTGGATGCAGGTGGTGTGACGTGGCCGTGTTCTCCTCCGGCGGCGTACTCGCCGGAACTGTGTTCCCGTCGCTGTCCACGCCGTGGCAGGTCGACGGCACTGTGATCGTCCCCGATCCCGGTACCCCCTTGGTGGAGGCTGCCAGTGACGCCCCCGGTGTGTGGCGTACGCAGCCGTCGGTGCGGAAGGTCGTTGACTTCATCGCGCGCAACGTGGCGAGCGTGCCGTTGCACGTGTTCGAGCGGCGCGATGACAACGACCGGCCCCGCGTCACTGACCACCCGTTGGCCCGGCTGTTGGCCGAGCCCGCACCCGGCGTCACACCGTTCCGGTTCTGGCACGGCATCGTCGTTGACTTCCTGCTGCATGACCGGTGGTGCGCCCAGCTGCTCCCGAACGCCGACACTCTCTCGGGGTACGAGCTGCGGCGCATCCCCGCGTCACGCATGCGGTTGCTCGACGACGGGTGGGGCCGCGTGGCCGCGGTGCACATCGTCGACCCCGACGGCCAGGCCACCGAGCACGATCCCGCCGGGTTCGTGTTCGACCACGGCTGGGGCGGCGCCAATGGGGTGCCGCCGATCGAGACGCTGTCGGCGATTCTCGCCGAGTCCGCCGAGGCCGTGGCCTACCGGCGCGGAGTCTGGCGCAACGGCGCGCGGGTGCCGATGGTGATCGAGCGCCCGGTCGATGCCCCGGCGTGGTCGGAGTCGAGCCGGAACCGGTTCGTGGAGATGTGGCGCCGGTTCACCCGCGGCGGCGGCCAGGAGGGCGGAACGCCGCTGCTGGAAGACGGCATGACCGTCAAGGAAATCAACGCGTTCACCCCGAAGGACACCCAGGACATCGAGGGCCGGCGCCTCACCGACGCCGAAGTGGCATCCGCCTACCACATCGCGCCCGAGCTGGTGGGCGCCCGCGAGGGCACCTACTCGAACATCGAGGCATACCGCCAGATGCTCTACCGAGACAACCTCGGGCCCTGGTTGACGCAGATCGAGCAGACGTGCAACGCGCTGCTCGCCTCGCAGCTCGACCGCGCCGGCGGGCTCTATGTCGAGGCCAACGTGGAAGCGAAGTTGCGCGGGTCGTTCGAGGAACAGGCCCGCATCTTGCAGGCGTCGACCGGTGCCCCGTGGTTGACCCGCAACGAAGCCCGAGCACGGGCGAACCTGCCCGCGATCGAAGGCGGCGACGAGCTGATCACGCCGCTGAACGTCACCGAGGGCGGATTGGCGTCCCCACAGGACACCGCGCCGGATCCGGAAGGGGCGTGACGTGCTCGACCCTGGCATCGCAGAACGGTTTTGGGAAAAGGTTGCTCAAGTCGGCGATTGCTGGCAATGGACGGCTGCGCGTACAGGTGGATACGGCGTGTTCAACATCGGTGCAGGTGTCACACGCCGTGCCCATCGCTTGGCCTACGAAGAAATGATCGGCGAGATACCAGAGGGTTTGGACCTCGACCACCTGTGCCGAAACAGAGCGTGCGTCAACCCAAACCACCTGGAACCTGTCACTAGGCGAGTGAATCTCTTGCGTGGCAAGACAATCGTCGCCCGAGAGGCGACCAAGACTCACTGCGTCGCTGGCCATGAATTCAACAATGCCAACACCTACGTGACGTCGACTGGTTGGCGGAAATGCAGGCCCTGCGATCGCCGACGCCAACGCGACTTTCGCGCCCGGAAAGGAGCGGCCACGTGAACGTGAAGTCTGCCATGTGCAAGGTCAAGGCGGCTGGTGAAGCGGATGGCCTGGAACCTGGCCAGTACCGGGCCCTGGTTTCCGTGTTCGGCAACACCGACTCGGTCGGCGACGTCGTCATGCCCGGCGCATTCACCGACACACTCGCGGAATGGGAGGCCAAGAGCGACCCGATCCCCGTGGTGTGGTCGCACGACTGGTCCGATCCGTTCTCGCACATCGGCCACGTGGTCAAAGCGGAGGAAACCGCCGACGGTTTGGTGATCACTGGGCAGCTCGACTTGGACAACCCCAAGGCCGAGCAGGTTTACCGGCTACTGAAGGGCCGTCGAGTTACGCAGCACTCGTTCGCCTACGACATCGTCGACGGCGCCCCCGCCGAACGGGACGGGGAGCACGTCTACGAGCTGCGCAAGCTGCGCGTGCACGAAGTCGGGCCGTGCCTGATCGGCGCGAACCAGGAAACCCAGTTGCTCGCGGCCAAGGCCCGCCACCTCGTCGACGGCGCGAAGGCCGGGCGGGTGCTCTCGGCGAAGAACTACGAGTCGTTGCGCGCCGCGTACGAGCAGATCGGCGAAGTCCTCACCGCTGCCGACCAGGTGCCCGACGAGGGCACCGAGAAGACCGCCGCACCGACCGGTGTGGACATCCCCGAGCAGGACGCCGGCCAGTCCGAGCCCGCCGCCGCCAGCGACCCGACCAGGTCGCCCGCGAAGTCGGCCAGCCCGAGGCCCGCCCAGGTGGCCGCTTGGTCGCAACTCCATTCGCTACTGACGGGAGACCGTAATGCCGACGCTGCGTGAGCAGTACCAGGCGACCCTGTCGCGGGCGGCCGAGCTGGCCAAGACCGCGACCGACGAGGGCCGCGACTTCACCGACGACGAGATCACCGAGATCACCGACCTGAAGACCAAGGCCGACGAACTCGGCGCCAAGGTCAAGGCCGCCGACGACGCACAGGCCGCCGCCGCTGAGCTGGCGGGCAAGTCCGCTGCCCCGGTCGCATTCACCTCGACCCGCGACCGTGCCGAGGACGCCGACGCCGAGACGTTCGGCGATGCGTTCGTGAAGTCCGCTGCCTACCAGGCTTTCCGCAAGGAACACCCCGCCGGCGTGGGCCAGGGGACTCCGGTCAACATCGGGCGGGTCAAGGTCGGATCTCTGCCGGAGTGGTTCGCTCGCCGCAAGGCAACCTTGGACACCTCGGTCGGCCGCATTCAGCCGGTGCGGATGCCGACCGTGGACATGGTCGACCGGGACCGGCTGACGCTGCTCGACTTGGTCTCGCGGGGTCGCACCGATGGCAACTTCGAGTACGTGCAGATCACCGGCGTCACCCGCAACGCGGCGATCGTCGCGGAGGGCGGCCTCAAGCCGACCAGCGACATGAGCACCGATATCGCTGACGCCAAGGTCTACACCTACGCCGACGGCTACGACGTCACCAACCAGCTGCTCGCCGACGCTCCGGCGTTCGCCAGCTACATGAACAACGAGCTGTCCTACTCGCTGGACAACGTCGTGGAAGAGAAGCTGCTCAACGGCACCGGCACCAACGGTGAGCCGCGGGGCCTGCTGAACACCACCGGCGTGCAGCAGCAGGCCTACACCGCCGGCGCCGACCCGATCGCCACGGCCAAGGCTCTCATCCCGGCAATCCGCAAGGCGATCACCAAGGTCACCCGCCTACCCGGCGGACAGGTAACCGCGGTACTGATGTCCCCGGAGGACGACGAGGCGTTCGACCTGCTCCAGGACGCCAACGAGCGGTACTACTCCGGTGGCCCGTTCAGCACCGGCCCGGCAACGATCTGGGGACGCCCCCGGGCGACCTCCGAGCGCATCGCGCCCGGAACGATCATCCTTGGTGACTTCCGGCAGATCGCGCTGCTGGACCGCGAGGGCTTGAGCGTGTTGGCGTTCAACCAGCACAAGGACTACGCGCAGCGGAACATGACCTACGTCCGGGCGGAACTCCGTGCGGCGCAGGTCATTTGGAAGCCCAACCGCTTGGTCGTGGTCAAGGCCGGCACCGGCGCCTGATGGACGCTGAGCACCGCATGGTGACCGTGAACGGCATCCGCTACCGGATCGACGACGCCCAGCGTCTCGGCCTGGTGGCGGATGTCGCGCCCGCCGACACGGACACCGCGGAGACCCAGGTGGACACCAGCGGAACCAAGTCCGAGAAGCCCGTGCGCCACAAGGCGCGCCGACCGGCTAGGGGTGCGCATGGCGGAAACGACGACGCCACTGGCTGACCCCGCCGCCCTCGCCCGCCTCACCGGGCTGCCCGTCGATGACCTCGACCTGCTCGACGCCCTACAGCGGGCGTCGGATCGGTTCCGCGGCGCCGTCGGGCACCCGGTGACGCTCGTCGAGCGCGACGCGATCGTGTTGGACGGGGACGGCACTCGGTCGCTCCTGCTGCCGGCCGTGCCCGTCGTCGCCGTGCACCAGGTCGACGTCGACGGGCAGCCGGTCGCCGAGTTTCAGTGGTCCCGCAACGGGATTCTTCGCTCGGCCACCGGCTGGCCGGACCAGCTCGGCGTGGTGCACATTGTCTACGACCACGGCTACCCGGCCGATGCGATCCCCGGCGACATCGCCGATGTCGTGTTGGAGCAGGCGCAGATGATGCTGGACCAGGCGCCCGGGGTGGCGTCGATGTCCACCGGCGGGGTGTCGGTGTCGTTCTCCCGCACCGGGATTACTGAGGCGTGGTCGACCGCTGTGGAGCGCTACCGGATCGGGCGGGGTGATGCGGCGTGATCTACGACGACACCATCACCATCCTGCGCGCACCGGTCACGACCGACCGGTACGGCAATGAGGTCCGCGACTGGGCCAACGCCACCCGAACCCGCGTCGAGGGCGTGTCGGTGCAGCCGCGGTCGGCAACCGAGTCCGGGTCGGACGAGGCACGGGAGATGGTCACCACCGGATGGCGCATTTACACCCGAGCCGGCGTCGACGTCGACGTGGAACCGACCGACCGGATCGAGTGGGCCGGGCGAACCCTGGAAGTCATCGGCGAAATCGCGCGGTGGCCGCACCCGATCCGGCGCGGCGCCGTGCACCACGTCGAGATCGACGTGCAGCGCTGGAGTGGGTAGTGGCCAGAGCACAGATCCACATCACCGACAAGGAATGGCGCCGGATCGTCGCACTGCCCAGCGTGCGCGCCGCGCTGCGGGCACGGGCGCAGGCCATCGCGGGCCGGGCCCGTGGAATCGCCGCTACCGAGACCCCCGACGCCTCGATCGGAGCCGAGGAAGGTACCCGGCCGCAGGGCCGCACCTACGCCCGCGTCACCTCCGACGACCCCGATGGCGAATTCGGCACCGAGAAGAAAGCGCGCCGCCGTGTCCTCGGCCGCGCCGCCAATACCAAGGAGTAGAACCGATGACGCGCGTTGTGATCGCGTTCGACGCCGACCTGTCCCGCATCGGCAAGACCATCGAGGTCGACGACGACCAGGCCGCCACGATGATCCGTGAGGGCCGCGCCCGCCCGGCGCAGTCGAGCCGGTCGACCAAGTCCGAGCCGAAGCCCAGCGGCAAGTCAACGAGCGAGACGTGATGGATCCCGAGGCGCTGGCCGTCGACTGGCTCACCAGCCAGCTGCCCGGCGTCCGGGTCGTGGTCGACCTGCCCGCCTGCTTCGACGAGTCGCTGCCCGTTGCGCGGGTGAGCTGCATCGGCGGCGCCGGCCAATGGCAGCCCTGGAACCCCGGCGCCACGCCGCTCGCTCGGGAAGCGCGGATCGACGTCGACGTGTTCGCCGCACGACGGGAGCAGGCCGCCGACCTAGCCGTGCAGGTGTCCAACCTGCTGTTCGCGATCCGTGGCCACGCCAGCCAGTGGGGCCGTGTCTCCGCGATCCGGCAGGAGTCCGGGCCCGCCTGGCGGCCCGACTACAACCCGAGCGTTCGCCGCTTCGGGCTCACGAGCGTGCTCACCATCCGGCCCGCCTAGGCCACGCACACCATCCACCGCGAAACCCCCGCCCAGTGCGGGTTTTTCGCATGTCCGCAAGGAGTTTTCGCATGACTCTCAACGCTGAGCTTGCGCGTCTGGGCGTGACCGGCGCGCTGCTCACCGGCCCGGTGGGCACCGCCGCCCCGACCGACCTGGCCACGTGGGCGTCCGGCATGGTCGATCTCGGCTATATCTCCGACGACGGGATCACCGAATCCCGTGACGAGAACAGCGAGTCGTTCACGCCGTGGCAGTCCAACGCCCCGATTCGCGTGGAAACCACCAGCTCGGTCGTCACTTTCGGTGCCACCCTGTGGGAATCGAACTTCGACACCGTGTCGCTGTACTACCGGGTCGGGCTGGAGGACATGACCCAAACCGGCACCGGCGACGACGCGGTCGTGTCCTTCGCCGAGAAGGGTAAGCCGAAGCGCGACCTGCGCGCCTTCGGCATCGACGTGATCGACGGCACCTACCACCGGCGGATCTTCCTGCCCTACGCCGAGGTCACCGAGCGCGGCGAGATCACCTACCGGTCCAACACGCTGATCGGCTACCAGGTCACCATCACCGCCTACCCCGGTTCTGACGGCACATCGGTGCTGCGGCTGTTCAAGGAGGGATGGACCCTCCCGACGCCGCCCGCTGGCTGACCCGGCCCCTGTGACGGGGGCCGCCGCGGCGACCTGGTGAGCACGCCCGGCGGCCCCTTTCTTGCTCACCACCAGCTCACCAGAAACGAGGAACACCACCGTGTCCGACATCGATATGGATGCCCTGCTCGCCCAGCGCGAGGAAGCCACCGGCTCGGCTGACACGTTCGCGTTCACCTTCGCCGGACAGCGCTGGTTCGCCAAGGACCCGATCATGGGCGACGACGAGTGGAAAGACGAGCTCGCCGAGCTGATGACCGATGTCGATGTGGCGGAGCACTACCTCGGCGCCGAGCAATACGAGAAGTTCGTGGCCGCCGGTGGGCGCGCCGGCATCGTCCACCTGGCGATTCGCGAGTACGTGAAGACCCAGCAGGCCGAAGACAGCCAGGGCCGCCCTACACGGCGGTCGGTCTCCTCGGCCAAGCGCCGGAAGCGATAGAGGCCGACCTCATCGCCACCTACGGGCGGGACGTCATCGCGGAGTACTGGCGCGGCGAGATCACGTTGCGCCAACTCCGCGTCCTCGTCGAACAGCTCCCGCCCACCGGCGCGTTCGCCCGCGCCCGCGGCGACGGGTGGACCGACCTTGAGCACCTGGTGGCCAACGTCGTCGACGCCGTGCAGGGCTCCGCGTACTCCGTGGTCGGCGCGCTCGGCGGCAAACCCAAGCGCCCGAAGCCGCAACAGCGGCCCGGCGACAAGGACAAGAGTCGTCTCGGTGATCGCGGCAGTCGGTCCACAGAGGACGTCTTGGCCTATCTCGACTCCCTGAAACCCGCAGCAGCGTGAACTCATCAGGATCGCCAGCGTCGAGGGCCTCACAGGTCCGCCGCAAATGCCCCCGGCGACGGCAGCGCCGAAGCCGCAACCGCTGGCGCTTAGGTAGTCGACCTGCGGTCCCAGCGGTTGCGGATGGAGTTCTTCGACATCGGCGCAGTCGTCTACTTCCTGCGCAAGGTGATTTGGACCACCCCGAGTTTCACCGTCGAGGCATACCGCGCCCAACTCCGCGACCTGCACGAATGGATCCGGCGGGAAGGCGTGTCCGTGGCGCATTCGACGAGATTTCCCGTCGAATCCCGCAAACCGCGGACACCAGATCGTCGCACGACGTGAGCCCGGCGGGCGAACAGGATCAGTTGATAGCCGTCAGCTGACCTTTTTCTTCAACCGGGTGATTCTCGTTTCCGAATCTCCGGAATTCGACGAGATGAGAAGCGCGTCGGAGTCGGTGCCCTCTGACGGAAGTCGGCGAATCGTGAAGGTGGTCGTGTGACCGGCGTCCTCATCGCGAAGGATGTGCTGCTTGAAGCCGGCCGTTTCGGCGTGGTTCAGCATCAGCTCCACGGCCATCGCGACCGCTTCACCTGCCGCCGCGTACGCTCGCTTCTTCGCGTCGGAGGAGGGATTCTGCGCCGCCTTGTGAAACGCTTTCTCCAGCTTGGGAAGGATGTCTCCGAGGCCCTTCTCAAGGAAGTCGAACACGTCGCGGAAATTCTGGGGGTCGCTGATGTAGACCCCGCCTTCCTCGTCCACGATCGTGAGCTGCCACCAGTCCCGGCCGGTGGTGAGCGTGCCCGTGTGGTAGTTGACGACCATGTCGGCGGCCGTCGTCTCGCCCGGGTTCACTTCGGTCCATGTGTGGTCGTTTTTGTAGTTGTCGCTGTACTTGTGGACTATCGCGACTTTGGCAAGGATCTTTCCAGTCTCGTTCTGTACGGCGACATTCGCCGTCCGCTCGTAAACGTCCCAGAACGCCAACGCTTCCTCCTCGTTCGTGTGATATTAGCGCGCCGAAAGCGCCTTGCCGGAAACACTACGATCCCGGCGACATGTAGCAGAGCCGCCATTCGAGCGAATCGCATGGATTGCTGCATCTCATCCGATCAGCGCAATATCGCTGATCGATTATTTTGGAACGAGCTCCTAAAGGGGGTTGCGTCGTGCCCGAAGGTTCTGTCGTCTGGATCGACGTCCTACCGTCGATGCGGAATTTCGGTGCCAGCCTCGCGAAGGAAGCGGCCGGGGCCGGAACCCGCGCCGGGCGGCAGGTCGGCGCCGAGCTCGACAAGGCTGCGGGCGACGCGGGGCGCCGGGCGGGGGAGTCGATGGGCTCGGGGTTGGAGGTCGCCAAGGCGCGCGCCGACAAGCTCGGGGAAGCCCTCAAGACCGCCCGCGACAAGGAAGCCGACGCAGCCGGGCGCGTGCGGGTCGCCGAGCAGCGGTTGGCCGAGGTCCGGGCGAACGGCAACGCCAAGGCGTCCCAGGTCGCCGCCGCCGAGGAACGTCTTGAAACGGCGAAACGTGGCCTGTCGACGGCCTCGGACCGTGCTGCGGCCACGCAGAAGAAGTTCGAGCGGGCGCAGGCCGATTCCCAGGACGCGACCGATTCGGTGTCGCTGTCGATGGGCAGGGCCGAACGCTCGGCGGGCGGGTTCGGGTCGTCGCTGGGAAGCGCTGCCCGGACCGCCGGCGCATTCGCGGCCGGGGTGCTCGCCATCGGCGGGGCTGCCGACACCGCCGCCCGCGCGTTGGAGGCTGCGCAGCTCGGCGACAAGCTCGCCGCGCAGATCGGCGCGACCCCCGAGATGTCCGCGGACTTCGGCCGGATCGCCGGATCGCTCTACAGCCAGGCGTACGGGGAATCGCTCGGGCAGGTCAACGACGCGATCCGCGGCGTGTGGCAATCCGGGCTCGTCATGGAGGACGCGACCAACGCGCAAATCGAGTCCGTCACGGCCAAGGTGCTCAACCTCGCGTCGGCGTTCGAGCTCGATCTCGGCGAAGCGACGCAGGCCGTCGGTCAGCTGCTCAAGACCGGGTTGGCGCCGGACGCCGAGACGGCGTTGGACATCGTCACCCGCGGTTTCCAGCAGGGCGCCGACCGGTCCAAGGACTTCCTCGACACGCTGACCGAGTACAGCGTGCAGTTCGCCAAGTTCGGGCTCGACGCGCAGAGCGCGACCGGGCTGCTGGTGCAGGGCATGCAGGCCGGTGCCCGGAACTCGGACTTGGTCGCCGATGCGATCAAGGAATTTGCGATCCGGGCCGTTGACGGCAGCAAGACCACGGCGGACGGATTCGCCGCCATCGGCCTGTCCGCCGGCGACATGGCCGCCCGCATCGCCCGCGGCGGGCCCGAGGCTAGTTCGGCGCTCGACCTGGTGTTGGACCGCCTACGCGGCATGACGGACCCCGTGGCACAAGCTCAGGCCGCGGTGAACCTATTCGGCACGCAGGCCGAGGATCTCCAATCCGCTCTGTACGCCCTCGACCCGTCGCAGGCTGTCGGCGCGCTCGGCCAGATCGGCGGCGTTGCCGACGCGGTGGGCGTCACGCTGCGGGACAACGCGCAGACCCGGCTGACGGAGTTCGGGCGGGCCCTGCAAACCGGGCTCGTCGACATTCTCGGCGGCCAGGTCATCCCCGCGATCGAGGGATTCGTTGGCTGGGTCCGGGACAACTCCGCCTGGCTAACGCCATTGGTGATCGGGGTCGGTACGTTCGCCGGGACGATCGCATTGGTCAACGGCGCAATGACGCTGTGGGCTGCTCGCACCGCGATCGTCACCGGTGCACAGTGGGCACTCAACGCCGCCATGTCCGCCAACCCGGTCGGCTTGATCATCGCCGGGATCGTCGCGCTCGGCGCGGTGCTGGTCTACGCCTGGAACAACTCCGAGACCTTTCGGTCCATTGTGGTCGGTGCTTGGGATGCGATCTCGGCGGCGGCGCTGTGGGCGTGGGAGAACGTGCTGCGGCCGGTGATTGACGCGATCGCCGCCGCCGCGACCTGGCTGTGGTCGACCGTGCTGCAGCCGGTGTTCGGCTTCATCGGATGGGCGTGGGAGACCAACCTGCGCGCGATGCAGCTCATGTGGGACACCGTCCTCCGGCCAGCTTGGGACGCCGTCGCTGCGGCGGCGAGCTGGCTGTGGACAAACGCGCTGTGCCCGGTGTTCGATTTCATCGGGTGGGCGTGGGAGACGAACCTGCGCGCGATGCAGCTGATGTGGGTGACCATCCTCAAACCGGCGTGGGACGCCGTGGCCGCGGCCGCGTCCTGGCTGTGGACGAACGCGCTGCGGCCGGTGTTCGACGCCATCGGTGTCGGGTGGCGGGTTCTCCTGGACGGCATCAACTGGGTGTGGCTGCACATCCTCAAGCCCGCCTTCGATGCGATCGGCTGGGCGGTTGATCTTGTCGGCCAGGCGTTTGATCGGACGGCGATCTGGATCTGGGACGCTTGGTCGCAGATCCAGGAGTACGCGAAGGCGCCGATCCAGTTCGTTGTGGACGTCGTCTACAACCGCGGGATTTTGCCGGTGTGGAACGGGATCGCGTCGGTGTTCGGGCTCGGCAAGCTCGACGAGGTCCGCCTTGCCGGCGGTGGCGTGCTGCCCGGCTACGCGCCGGGTTTCGACTCGGTGCCCGCGATGCTCTCGCCCGGCGAGGCCGTGCTCACCCCCGAGGCCACCCGGTTCCTCGGCCCGGCCACCATCCTCGCCCTGAACCGGGAGCTGTCCGGCCGCCCGCCAGGCTCCACCGGTGGCCACAGCGTCGGGCACTTCGCCGGCGGCGGCATCGTCGACGGGCTCGCCACGATCGCCGGGTGGATCCCCGGAATCGGCGGCGCGATCACCACGCTGCGCGACTTCCTCAACGGCGACGCGGCCGGCGCGAGCGGCATGTGGCGTGACCTGGTCACCGGCATCCCCCGAAAGGCCGTCGAGGCGATCACCGAGTGGTTCAAGTCGGATTCCGGCGGGTACGGGGCTGTTCCGGTGGCCAACGTCGGCGCCGGGGTGCAGCGGTGGGCACCGCTGGTGTTGCAGGCGCTCGCGATGCTCGGGCAGCCCGCCGACTACTTGGGCATCACGCTCCGCCGAATGCAACAGGAAAGCGGCGGCAACCCGAACGCGATCAACCGGTGGGACATCAACGCCCAGCGCGGTACACCGTCGATCGGGTTGATGCAGACGATCGGCCCGACGTTCGCGGCCTACCGCGATCCCAGGGCGGCGAACAACATCTACGACCCGCTCGCGAACATTCTCGCGTCGATGCGCTACGCACTCGCCCGCTACGGCAGCCTGCCCGCCGCGTACAACCGCCCCGGCGGCTACGACTCGGGCGGCTACCTGCCACCGGGTGACTCGCTGGTCTGGAACCGAACCGGGCGGCCGGAACCGGTGCTCACTGCCGATCAGTGGGACACCGTCCGCCGCTACCTGCCCACCGACGGCGCTGGTGGGGCGCGGCCGATCGAAATCAAGGTCTACCCGCGCACCGACCAGTCCGAAGCATCGATCGCCACCGCAGTCCGCCGCGAGCTGGCCCTCAACCTGCGGATGGGGTGATCAGGCGTGGTGTTGGGGCGGATGCTCAACCAGCAGTTCCCGCAACCGGTCCGGTGGATGCTCGACGGCCTGGTGCTCGGCGACGTCGACCCGGAGGGCCGCGAATGGCTGGTCACCGGCGACACCGGGTGGTTCGACGGGCCCGCGCCCCGGACCGAGCGCACCGCGCGCAGTGGCGACGGCTCGTTCCGCGGCCGGGCCCACCGGGACGAGCGGGTCATCACGTTGGAAGGGGTCTGCGCGTGCCCGTCGCCAGAGTCGCGGCGGGCCGCGCAACGCCTCATCACCGGCATCTGCCCGGACGGCGACAGGCTGTACGAGTTGGCCGGTATCGAGGACGGGCACCGCCTGGGCGCCGACGTCGAGTTGGACGCCGCGCCGAGCGCGGCGCCGATCAGCGACACCGTGTTCCGCTGGTCCCTCCAGCTTGCCGCCCCGGACCCGCGGCTGTACGCGCCGTGGGAATCCACCTCCACCGGCATGCCGCTGCCCGGCGCCGGCGGGGTCGATGCCACCGATCCCGGGGTGGACGCCACCGAGCCGGGCGTGGACGCGGGCGAACCGGCCAACACCGGCATCGCCCGGGTCTACAACGGCGGCAACGCCCCCACCTCGCCGCTGCTGACCATCCGGGGCCCGATCTCACGCCCAGTCGTACGGGCCGTGGACTCGGGCACGACGTTGTCCTACTCCGGCGAGCTCGGGCCCGCTGATTTCCTGATCATCAACACCGGCGCGTTCACCGCCCAGGGCTACCCCGGATATCAACCGCTGCTCGGCGGCACCGCCAACCGCCGCTCGCTGCTGACCCGCGACGGCCCATGGCCCGAAATCTCGCCCGGCGGCACCGAGGGATTCGCTCTGTCCGCCGACGCCATCAACACCGATGCGCTGCTGATCGTCGAGCACCGTCAAGCCTGGTACTGAAGGAGAAACGGACATGCCTGCTGTCCTCGAAGGACTGTCACCGTGGTTCGTCAACAAGCGCCTCGACCCCCGCGACATGCGCGCCGGGCTCGCCGCGGCGTTCGCCGGTGGCTACGACACCGCGCCGGGCAACCTCACCCGTGAAGGCGGCGTGCTCCCCGGTGGCGGGGGTTCCAACGGGCAGCTCGGCGTCGTCGCCCTCGACCAGCCCGGCATGGGGGTCAAGGTCATCGCCGGGCAGTGCGTGATCCCGGTGGCCGGGGAGCTGGGCTACATCGGCACCCTGCCAACCTCTGGGACGCTGGACATCGCGTCGGCCGACCAGACCAACCCCCGCATCGATCTCGTCATTGCCCGCGTCGTCGACTCGGCCGAGGACACCGGGACCCGGACCTTCACCGTCGAGGTCGTCCGGGGGGTGGCGGCGGCGACCCCGTCCGAGCCGTCGGTGTCCGGCCTGAACTGTGTGGTGGTGTCCGCGGTGCGCGTCAAGGCCTCCGCTACGTCGATCACGCTGGCCGACATCACCGATCGGCGCCTGTTCACCCGCGCCCCTGGTGGCATTCGCTTGTCCTACAACGACAACGACCGTCCCGGCGGTGGTGCGGGGGATTTCCGCTACGACCTCACCACCCGCGAACTCGGGGTGTGGACCGGAACCGAATGGTCTGTCGCTGCCTCGGCTGCGGGCTGGAAATCGTGGAACGCCGTGCTGAAATCCGAGTCCGACGGCAGCACTGTCAACCTCGGTACCGGCGGCAGCGTGAACGCCAAGTACCAGGTCATCGGCAAGATGCTCACGGTCCGCATGTTGTTCCGGTGGGGCAGCGGCAGCTACTACGCCGCCCCGGGCAACATCTACACCGAACTCCCGCCCGGGTTCACCAACGGCGCCGTGCACCAGAAAATCAGCTGTTCCCTGTGGGTGCCGGGCGGCCCGGCGAACAACCGCGGCGACTACATCGGACAGTGCCTCGTCTGGGAGAACAGCAGGCGGCTGTCGCCGATGTTCCCCGCCTCGCCGTCGGACTGCCGCCAGAACTACTACCGCATCACCGCGGCGATGGGTTCTCCCGGTTCCGGCGTCCCGACGATCCCCAGCGGCTACCCCGAGGGCGGCAACGTCGCGATCTGGGGCGTCATCGAACTGCCGTAGGAGGCGATCGTGGCCGACTACCGGCAGCGCGGCACCGCGCCGCGGTTCGAGGTGCTGGTGTTCCACACCCGGACCGGGAACGTGCTGGCCGAGCTGGACTACTCCGCGCTGTCGTTCGACGAGCAGCTGAACGCCGGCGGCACCGCGTCGATCGCGTGCCCGCTGGATGCCGCGACCGGCCGCGACACCTGGGACGATCGATCCCCGGCGTACGTGCTGCGCGGAATCATCTCGGGTCCGTGGCGGTTCAGCCTCGCGATCGTGTGGGGCAACACGGTGGCATGGGCCGGGCCACTGGTCTCCCCGGTCCCCGCCATATCCGGTGTGGAACTGAAGTGCTCGACGCTGTGGGCGCTGTTCGGGCGCCGCAGGTTGATGACCTACGCCGCCGTCGACCCAGCCTCGCCGAGCGCCACCGTGTCGTTCACCGGCCGCTCGCTGGCGGGGATCGCGCAGGGCATCGTCGAGCACGCCACCGCCGAATACGGCCGGGAACTCCCGCTGGACTATCTGCCGGTCACCGTTGATGGCGACCACGAACGCACCTATCACGGCTACGACTACAAGCCCGTCGACGAGGCCCTGCAGCAGCTGTCCGAGGTCATCAACGGCCCTGATGTGGACTTCCGTCCGGTCCTCGTGCGCACCGCCACCGGCGAGCAAATCCGCTGGCAAGTCCGCATCGGACAACCCGAGCTAGGCGACCCGGCGGCGCCGCTGGTGTGGGACTACGGCACCGGGCTGGTTAACCTCGAATTCGACATCGACGCTTCGCGGATGTGCTCGTACGTCGCGGTCCCTGGTGACGGGCAGGAGAACGCCAAGGTGTTCGGCACCGCGTTCAGCAACGAGTTGGTCGACGCCGGGTGGCCCGCGCTGGAAGACGCCAACAGCGACCACAGCTCGTCGACCAACCGGGCCGAGCTCAACGACTACGCCGCCGCGCACCTGGCCGCCTACAAACGCCCCCTGGTAGCGCGCAGTGCCATCGTGGACCCGTCGGTGTATCCGGGGCTCGACGTGTGGAGGCTCGGCGACTGGGCGAAATTCGACCTGCACGGGCACCCGTTCGCCGCCGACGGCGAACACCTCGCCCGCATCACCGGATCGTCCTATTCGGACGGCCGGATCAAGCTGGAACTCACCGGCACCCTCGCGGAGGTGTGAACGTGCCGACGATCCCCCGCCCCGGCGGCGACCCTCTCGACGAAATCCGCAAGCTGCAGCAGCGGGTCGCCGAGCTGGAACGCCGCTCCAACACCCAGCTCATCACCAAGGACGCAGGCGGGGCCACGCTGGTCGCGCCGGACAAGCTCACCGGCCGCGGACTGGCCCGCCCCTACATCCCCACCCCCATGATCCCAACGGATGTCCCGGAGTGGCCCGGCACGCAGCAGACCACGTTCACGGGCAAGTGGGTGCAATCGATCTACCACCAGCACCCCAAGATCACGCTCGTGGTGTACGCCGCCGCCGACACCGCCGGCACCACCGGGGAAATCCGGGTACTCATCGGCGGCGCGGTGTTCTCCGACGCCGCCCAGGTGACCGCCGTCGGCAACACCATCTACCAGGCCAACGCCTTCCTGTTCGGGCCCGGACTGTGGCCCGGCAACCACATGGCACCGGTCACCGTCGAAATCCAGGCCCGCCGCACCGCCGGAACCGGATGGGTCCGGCTCTGGCCGGCCCTCTGGGGAGTGGAGGCGTGATGTCCGAAGTCGTCCTGCTGACGACGCTGGCCCTGGACTGGTTCGGCGGACTGCCGGTACCGCCCGGGGTCGGCGACAACACCGGATGGGCTCCGCCCGCGGTGTGGGACACCGAAACCGGCGGCCTGGTCGACGAAACCGGTGCCCCCGTGATCCCAACCGATCCGCCGCCCTCGGCGTATCCACCCGAGGTCGTCGTCATCCAACCGCCCATCGTCGACGAACCCGCACCCACCGACCCCGAAACGGGCGCCTGACCCAACATGCCCTGGGGGTGATCTGTGGAGGCCATCACCGGCGCCCTGTTCCAGTCGCTACCGCAGTTCGGCAGCGCCGGGGCGCTCCTCGCGCTGCTGGCCTTCGTCATGCGGCACGCCGCCAGCGACCGCGGCGACTACCGGGCCGCGCTCGGCGACGCGGAAACACGCCACGCCGCCGAACTCGCGCGTATCGCCGAGGCGCACGACGCCGAGCTGCGCGAGCTCCGCGACGACGTCGCAGCACTGCGCAAGCAACTCGACGAACTGCACCTGGCGCTCGATGTCGAAAGATCCGAGCGCCGCCGCGCCGAGGACCAGGCCGCCGAGCTGGCGCGCCGCGCAGGGGGGAATGCGCCATGACGCGACGGTTCAACCGGACCCGATTACTGCTGCTGGCCGTGGCCGTGGCGCTGCTGGCCTACCTCGTCGGCGCCCAGGTACTCACGCAGGTACGCGCCAACGAACAGGCCGACCAACGTGCACAGGCCCAGCAGCAGGCAGCCGAGTCGGCACAGGACGCGCGGGCCGTCGCCGACCCGCTCGCAGAGCTCTGCCGCACCGATCCGAGCGTGGCGGCCCGGGTCGGCGACGCCTGCCGCATCGCCGCCGAGGTCCGCCAGGAGCCCGAACCGCCGGCGGTGTCGCGCGCGGACATCGCCGCCGCGGTCGCCGACTACCTGCGCCGCAACCCGCCCCCGGCCGGACGCTCGGCGTCGCTCGACCAGATCACCACCGCCGTCGCCGAATACCTGACCGCCACACCGCCGCAACCGGGACGGCCGCCGACCGCCGCCGAGATCAACGCGGCCGTGACCGGCTACCTCGCCGACAACCCGCCCCGACCCGGCCGCGATGGCGCCGACGGCGAACCCGGGCGCACGCCGACCTCCGACGAGATCGACGCCGCCGTAGCCCGCTACCTCGACGCGAACCCACCACCGAAGGGCGAGCCGGGGCGCGGCATCGCGAACACGCGCGTGCAGAACTGCCGCCTGCTCGTCACCTACACCACCGGGGAAACGGTCGACGTCGGCGAAACCTGCTCGACCACAACCATCACCGTCCCCGAACCGCCCACCGACGACGGCGGGCTGATCCCAACCCCAACGAGGTGATCCCCTTGGCCCTCCCCCTGGTCTGGCTCGCCGACGTGCTGCGCGCCGCAGGGCTCCGCGTCGTCGAAACCCCCGGTTGGCGCGAGCGCACCGCGTCGGGCCCGCAGCCGCGACCGGTCGGGGTGCTCGAACACCACACCGCCACCCCGACGTCCTATACCCGGCCCGCGCCGACGGTGCAGATGTGCATCGACGGCCGACCGGACCTCGACGGACCGCTGTGCCACGCCGTCATCGCCTACGACGGCACCGTGCACCTGATCGCCGCCGGCCGCGCCAACCACGCCGGAAAAGCTCGAGCATCCGGGCCGAATCCCGCCGGCGACGGCAACACGCTCTACGTCGGGTTCGAGTGGGACTACCACGGCGTCAACCAATCGCCCAGTCCCGAGCAGTACGACGCCGCGGTGCGCGCGACCCGGGCAGTGCTGGCCAAACTCGGCCGCCCGGCCGACGCCGCGCGCGGCCACCGCGAAACCAGCGTGACCGGGAAGATCGACCCCGGACACGTCGACCTCGACCAGTTCCGCCGCGACGTCGCCGCGGCCAACCACCAGGAGGACGACTTGACCCCCGAACAGGCAGCCCAGCTCAGCCGGATCGAGAACGAGCTGCTCGGCCCTCGTGGCGACCGTGGCCAGATTCAGGGCTGGGGCACCGACAACGGCCCGCGAACTGTGGTCGCCATGCTGGTGGACATCTACAACGGGCTGCTGTCCGAGCAGCCCAGCCGCTACCCCGGCAGCAAGGTCAAGGTGAGCGCAGTCAACGCGATCCGCGACAACAACGGGCTGGTCTACCAGCTCCCGGCGATGATCAACGCCGCCGGACAGTCCGACCCCGCGAAGGTCGCCGCCGCGCTGCGCCCGGTACTGGCCGAGGTCGTCGGTCCGGTCGTGCGCGAGTCCGTGAAAGCCGCGCTCGGCGAGGACAACGCGGCCCAGGCCGACGCGATCGTGGATCAGATCGCCGACCGGCTCGCCGGACCGGGCAGAGCCTCCGCTCTCTGACACGGCATATTCCGCTTCGCTTCCCGCCGCGCTTTGCCCAGCGGTGTTTCCCGCC